TAGTAGTAGACTCCCTAAAGAGCTACTCCACTAACAAGAGAAATGGCAACTATGGAGGAAATCCAGAGAGAAATCAGTGCTCACGAGGGGCAGCTTGTGATAGCACGCCAGAAGGTCAAGGATGCAGAAAAGCAGTATGAGAAGGATCCTGATGACTTAAACAAGAGGGCACTGCATGATCGGGAGAGTGTCGCAGCTTCAATACAATCAAAAATTGATGAACTGAAGCGCCAACTTGCCGACAGGATTGCAGCAGGGAAGAACATCGGGCAAGACCGGGATCCTACAGGGGTAGAGCCGGGTGATCATCTCAAGGAAAGATCAGCACTAAGCTACGGGAATACACTGGACCTGAATAGTCTTGACATTGATGAACCTACAGGACAAACAGCTGATTGGCTGACTATAATTGTCTATCTAACATCATTCGTGGTCCCGATCATCTTGAAGGCACTGTACATGTTAACAACAAGAGGTAGGCAGACTTCAAAGGACAACAAGGGGATGAGGATCAGATTCAAGGATGACAGCTCATATGAGGATGTCAATGGGATCAGAAAGCCTAAACATCTGTATGTGTCAATGCCAAACGCCCAATCCAGTATGAAGGCTGAAGAGATAACACCAGGAAGATTCCGCACTGCAGTATGTGGGCTATATCCTGCACAGATAAAGGCAAGGAATATGGTAAGCCCTGTCATGAGTGTAGTTGGGTTTTTGGCACTAGCAAAAGACTGGACATCTAGAATTGAAGAATGGCTTGGCGCACCCTGCAAGTTCATGGCAGAGTCTCCTATTGCTGGGAGTTTATCTGGGAATCCTGTGAATCGTGACTATATCAGACAAAGACAAGGTGCACTTGCAGGGATGGAGCCAAAGGAATTTCAAGCCCTCAGGCAACATTCAAAGGATGCTGGATGTACACTAGTTGAACATATTGAGTCACCATCGTCAATATGGGTGTTTGCTGGGGCCCCTGATAGGTGTCCACCAACATGCTTGTTTGTTGGAGGGATGGCTGAGTTAGGTGCCTTCTTTTCTATACTTCAGGATATGAGGAACACAATCATGGCTTCAAAAACTGTGGGCACAGCTGATGAAAAGCTTCGAAAGAAATCATCATTCTATCAATCATACCTCAGACGCACACAATCAATGGGAATACAACTGGACCAGAGGATAATTGTTATGTTTATGGTTGCCTGGGGAAAGGAGGCAGTGGACAACTTCCATCTCGGTGATGACATGGATCCAGAGCTTCGTAGCCTGGCTCAGATCTTGATTGACCAGAAAGTGAAGGAAATCTCGAACCAGGAGCCTATGAAATTATAAGCACATAAATATGTAATCAATACTAACTATAGGTTAAGAAATACTAATCATTAGTTAATAAGAATACAGATTTATTGAATAATCATATTAAATAATTAGGTAAGTTAAATATTATTTAGTTAAGTTAGCTAATTGATTTATATGATTATCACAATTGAATGTAATCATAAGCACAATCACTGCCATGTATAATCACGGGTATACGGGTGGTTTTCATATGGGGAACAGGGTGGGCTTAGGGCCAGGTCACCTTAAGTGACCTTTTTTTGTATATATGGATGTAGATTTCAATTGATCGAATACTAATCCTACTGTCCTCTTTTCTTTTCCTTTCTCCTTCTTTACTAACAACAACAAACTACCTCACAACCTTCTACCTCAATATATACTACCTCATTAAGTTGTTTCCTTTTGTCTTTTTAGGGAGTCTACTACTA